CCCCATTGCCACCCAGTACATCTTTGAATGTTTTTTGAACCTGGAGCCTCGAAAGGTCGGTAAACAGGGATTTTGTTAAGGTAGCCGCCTCTTCCGGGCTCTTTGTTTTTACGGTAAATAAAGCAAAGGCCTGGTTTGCGCTGTTGTAGTCCTGCGCCGCACCTTTAGCAGCTCCGGCGAAATCGCTTTGTACCTTGGCAAGCTGGTCGTAGGTAACAAGGGCGGTACTCATTGTTTTATGGCTACTTTCCAGATATTTATTAACATCGTTTGTTGAAAATCCAAAGTTCGCCATTGCCTTTGCCGCTCCACGTATGGTTTCATTAAAATCCGACTTAACATACTGGCTGAATTTTCCCACCTTTCCAACAATCGCTTCTGCGGCACTGCCATACTTCCCGGTTAATGACTGAACGTCGAATACTGCCCCCGCCGCCTTATCAGGGTCGAATCCTTTTCTGAAAGAGAAATCAAGAATTTCGTTTTTTAAATCAGATATTTGCCGCCTACTTTTGTCAAGATTCAGGTTTTCGATATTTAAAAACGAGTTATCGAATTGCTCCGCCGCGGCAATGGCTTTTTTAAATCCAATTCCCAGCCCCGCTATTCCCGCCATAAGCCGTATATATGGATTACCTAATAACTCCATCGCCCTTCCAAAGCCAGGTATCTCATCTCTCATGGCTTTAAAAGTTTCAATGTGCGATGTTTTTAATTTGTTCAACCAGGTTTTCATATCCCGCACATTACTGTTAACAATCTCTTTAGCTCTTGATAATCCGGTTTTGATACGTTCCTTCATTTCAAGAATTAACTGTACTTTTGCTTGTCCGTCCATTTTTTTAAAATATTTGTGTGTTTTTGTCGAAAACTGATTTTTCTGTTGTATCTTTGTAGCCGGTTAGGGTATATCCCAGACCTCCCAAAACGGCTAACTGGTTTTTAACTTGTTGGCCGTTTTGATTTTTCGGGCAGTCCAAACCCCTTCCGGTTATATTTTAACGGGTTACCTTCTTTGTTTATCACCCACACATCGTCAATGTATACTGATTGTGTCATCTGTCCTTTAACGTATTGCCGTATTTTTTCTTCCTCCATTTTTTCAGATAAATGAATCACTATACCATCCGCCTGTTTTTGACCACGCTTGATAGAATTATGGATAGCATTTTTGTTGCTAACCGTTGTTTTTATATCAAATATTTTCCCATTTATTAAAGCGTCAGGGTTTTTACCTTTTACAAAATCCTTTGTGCCGTATATTTTTTCCCTGATTTTATCATCATCCAGGATGGGTAATAACTTTACATTGTAACCAGCATCAGCCAGAAGCTTAGCTGCGTTTACATTTTTCGCCATCTCATCTATACCATGCAGCAGGTGAACCTGCACCGTTTTTCCGTTCTCTGATTTATATATAGTGTTGTAAGCTGCATCTGCCGGTACTGTCTGTATAGATCGTCTTAACACATCCGTTGGTATACCGTCATAATATGGATGCCCTGCCGGGAAGATAAGCCCCGATTGAGCCAGGTTAGTACGGAACATTGCCGGAATAGGGGCGTCTGGAATTTCCTTGGTTTCCTTAGCGTTGCTGTTCGGTAGCTGGTTTACGCTGCAGCGGCAACCCCAGCCGTTTGGCGGATAATGCGTAGCCCAGAACTGATCATCTATTTTTCTGATAATCCCCTCCAGCGCACGATGCGAATCCCTTACCCTTTTATCGCCGACGGTGCTATACTGAAGAAATGGCATTATCTTTTTGTTAGCCTCAAACTCACTCCAGCGGGCAGCCATCGTCGCCGATCCGATCGCTTGATTATACTCCGTCCGTAACCAGGAAGAGTTGTATTTTTCGTTAATCGATCCGGCTATATCTTTGAAGTCGCCAAAGCTTCTGAGTTTCCCGTTTTCGTCTCTCATCGCAAGCGTCATATCGCGCATCTGCTGATAGTTCTTTGCCGCGCTAAAGTTCCACACATCGCGGGTTAACCGGGTCAGCATTTCAGCGTCGGGAGTATCCCAGTCCACCTGCATGAAATTTTTGCCATAGCCTTCTATCACCTGACTTTGTAATACGGAGCCAACCAGCTTCAGTATTCCGGCGTCGGTGAGCCCTGCGGTACCATTCCATATTTCATCCAATACCCTTTCCAGTTCCGTGGTAAGGTTCTGGGTAAAAGAAGCGGGTAAATCAGCCTCTGCGGTAGGATACAATCCACCACAGCAGGGACACGGCTCATATAGTTTAATGGGGACGGCTGTTGCCGTCGGTCCGTCCCCTATTGAAAATTTGCCGAAAAGGCTGCTTTAGCCGGCTTCCCTGGTTCCTGGGTGGCTGCCGTTGCTTTCTTACCAATAATTGGGAAATTAAACCGGTTGCTTACCCAGTCAGGATCAATCTCGTAATTCTGTAAAGCATCACTTACTATTTTCCAGTGTTCAGAAAGGGAAATACTTTCCATCCTGTCGAAGCAGAATACGCTATTGTCGGTAAATTTAAAGCCCCAGGTGCGCATTAAAGGAATAAGCTTACCGTTTACAAAGAATTCAATCATGCGGCGATCTGACTCGGCAATCTTTTCATCTAAGGTTCGTTCATGCACTTCGCTTTGACTTCTTGAGCTTCCATTATCGATCACCATTGTCCCGCCAAGGATGTTTTTACTTATTTCATCATTGGCAAGGTTGATCTGTTCGAGAAAAACCTTGTGTGGATCACCCTTCTGAACTGAATCATGAATAGTGATTTTTGTTCCTTCAGGCAACAGTCCCTGTGCCGCTTGCCCGAGATTTCTCATAGCCTTTTGGATTTTATCCAGGCTGGGTTTGTCAGTACGGGTTGTTTCAGCGGTAATTAGCGGAATACCGAACCTCTCAGCAAAATCAGCCCATACCTGTTGCGCGTTCCGCTTCCAGATCAGCTGATGGATTATATTATTTAATATTCCATACTTACTGCCAGTGCTTTTCAGCTCAATTACATTTTTTGCAAAGGCAGGGTCTGTATATTTTACGCCCTTGGTGCCGGCAACCTCAAAATAAACCATTCCGGTTTGAGGCACGCAATTGCGGCGCGGAATGAGTTGCCATGCGAAAGTAGGGTTAGTGGTTTCCATGACGGTATAAAATCTAAGAACGCTATCAAGTAAATCCCCCATCATGTTATACCACCATTCACTCTCGAAATAGGCAGTTTGCTCAGGAATTTCTTTTCCTGTTTTAGCATCCTTAATTATTCCTCGCCTCGACATCGTCGCCGCTTTCCGGATATTGATAACAGCGGCAAGGTGGCCATCTGTTAGAAGATTATCGTATAAATCCTGCAGGAGATACCAGCGCGGATTATCGACATCGTCGGCAGCATCCATAGATTCTCGCCATTTTTTTATATCGGATCGGGTTTTGTCGGTAAACTCCTTTACAAGTTGAACCATTATTCCGCTTGCACCCTGGCCAGAAGTTAATGAAACTGGATGTTTTTCCGTTTTGTAGAGACCCCACAGGTAACTCTTTGACTGTTGTATGTTTTTACTGATATCCATGTCCTATTTTGTTTTATAGAGTGCAACCTCCTGGAGTTTTACCCAGTCTATTGTGATCATCTTTTGTTTTCTCATCTCTTTGAGTTGATGAGCAGAAAACACCTTTAGTTTCTTTTGCCAGCGAATAACATAATATTGGCGATTTGTGTGTTTATGAAGCGTGTTAGCTTTGTGCTTTGCATAGCGAAAGCGGATTGTAAATAATAAGAATTTTATCATCGTTGAAATAGTATTTAAAAAGTGATTAAAACCGGTTACTTTCTTTTGTTTGTTCACTCCAAAACCTGACGTCGCTTTCATCCTCTCCACTTTCATTTGTGAGGGCTGGCAGGTCGGCATTCTGCCCCTTTTGCACGGCAGTTAGCCACTTCAGCGCATCTTCGTAACGCAGCTCGCGTGTTTTTGGAATGTTGTTAGGTCCTTCCTTACTCCATAGGTGATACAGGGCAAGGTCAATTGTAATCATTACGATGTACTGATCCCTGTTATCCACATCGCCGGCAGGAGTAAATATTTTATCGCAATCATATCTGCCAGCGATATGATTTCTGATCTGAGCGATAGCCATCTTTTCAGCTCCCAGCAATTTTGTGCTTCCCAACGTCGGGTCTATAATCCGTGCGATCTCTGAGCGTATCTGAACATCATAATCGCCATCCTTTAAAAATCTACTCATTAGAATCTATTTTTTGAATTTTTTGTAAAATCTTCGATTGATGTAATATATGGATCAAATTTGTCCTCACGGGCAGTTCTGTTACATTCGGCAAATGCGCCTTCTAAGGCGTCAGGGCCGTCCTTAGCTACACCGCTACCTTTTTCAAAAGCAAGCATCTGATCGCGCAGCTCTATCTGATCATAATTGTTTCTTTCATCCTCATTAAAGAAACAGTTCCGGCGTTCCCAGAATGCCGCCATTGCCTCGATACGATCATCTTTGTCTGCCTTGGTACGTTTGTCGGCAACCACAGGAATATAGTAACCTCTTAAGTCTCCCTCGTTGTCAAAATCATTCACAAAATCATCCATTGCAAACAAACCCTCAATGCGATACTTGATAGAATATTTTTCCAGCTTTTTATCTTCATGTATGTCATAAAGCCAGGCGGCTATCGCTGGCCGGGATGCCTGTCGCAAAAACCCATGAATGACATAAAATTCTCTTCCTAACTTTCCTACCAACCACAAACCTTTAAAGCAGGCATTTTCCTTATATGACAAGTCGCCGTAAAATACAAGAGCATCGAACTTGTCGAGCTTAGGTACCTTTTTCCATTGGAAATACTCGTACTTGAATATTTTACCCTCTTCAACATGAATATGCATGTATTCGCGCATAAACGAGCGATAGGGCATGTCCCGGAATTTTCTGCGCCAGTAATCAACAGATGCCTTTTCCGGCCACTCCGGCTCGAAAGTCTGTAAGTCCTTTACCGCACAAACGGTAAGAATTTGAAAGGGCGATTTTTCGCCGTCTGCTTTTGCTTTTTGAATAGCTGTTTTAAAGTATATCTTAAGCCGATTGGTAATACTCTTTTTATGTGTATTATTATTGGAAAAAACAAAGCGTTCGGTACCACCTTCCATATTATCAAAGCAGCCCCATACATCTTCAGTGATATAATCCACCGACTCACTCATTAACCGCTCGTTTTTGAAATGCTTACGATTATCGACATCATCTACAGTAATATAATCAGGCCGTTCACTACCTTCCCTGGCACCTCTGGGATTTTGACCAAAGCCCAGTGCCTGGAAACGAACCCCGTCCTTAGTAACAAAATCTCCATTACTCCAATCTCCGAACTGGAATTTTTCTCCATAATCATTGATTAATCGCTTGTTGTATTGTAACTGAACCTGGATACCGGAGAGGAGCTTCTTTGCCTTATCTTCTGTCTCTCCTATCAGGAGCATAAAATGCAGGTCGTTCAGCGCAAACATCAGGAATAGAGGAATACCCATGTCAATATGCACCGACTTCCCGGCACCTCGGAACAATTCAGCTAATAACCGGATTACCTTGTTTTTTATAATCAGGTTTGCCAACTTGCGATGGAACCAGGCTGATTTTACCTTAGCATAATTAGGAAAGTAGTATTCAAACCAGGTGGCGTAATCAGCTTCGAGTATTTTTTTACGCTCATGCTTTGCTTTTTCCGACTCACCAAGCTTTATCTCGGTTGCTCTTGATACAGCGAGACAGTGCTTGTCAAAGTCGGCTAACAGCTGCTGATATTTGTTTGTTGCCATCTTACTGATAATTACTTATAGCGTATTGTAAGAACATCTTTTCAAATTTCGTAAATGCGTTAGCCTGTACAGGATCAATATCCACAAGCCAGTTGTTGAAGCTGATGAATACGGATGAAATAACCCTGGGGTTAACTGTACTATCTAATTTGTCGATAGCAACCATTACTTTACTGAGTGCGTCGGCTTTTAGCGCCGGTGGGTTTCCCTGCGCGATGCTAAGAGCCTCAGAAAGCAAAACTTCACGAAGCTTAACCGGGGTTAGTTCGTTAAATATTTTTCGCTCATCCCAGTTTTTTTCGCCGGAACGACCCTTTTTCCATTTTATTAAGCTTTGCTCGCTCACATCCCAGTCGGCGGCTATCTGCTTCAATGTATAACCTTTATTAATATACAAATCCTCAGCTTGACCTCTAATTCGTTCAAGCTCTGCGCGTGTCCATTTTTTTTTATCAGCTGATTTCTTTGCCATTTTCTCCTAATTTTTGTTCTGCAAAGTTTAAAAGATTGGTTCTTAAGAAAAAATTGTCATGTTTTTAATGCAGAAATTTATGTAATCATTACGAGATTTCTGTAAGTAAACAAATTATAATTTGTGCATTTTATTTTATCGATTCAATTTTGCAGCTCGAACAATGATGAAATCATCTCAACTTTAAAATTTAATAAAAAATGAAAAATGTTTAAAGTAGAAAAGTTATCGGATAAGGCAGTGTTAACAGTATATGGCTATGTGGGGGGTTACTACATGGATATGCGTGCTGTTAATTCTGCCATTTCTGATATTCAAGAATCGGGTTATAAACAACTTGATTTTCATATGCACACGTATGGCGGATCGGTTATCGATGGTAATCTGATTTATAATTTTCTGGCCGGATTTTCCGGGAATGTTGACATCTATATCGATGGGATTGCCGCATCGATGGGGAGTATTATCATGTTGGCCGGCAAAAATAAACCTCAGATCGCTGAAAATGGATTTATCATGATCCATTGCCCGTCGGGCTATGCTGAGGGTACGGTTGCTGATCTTAATGCCGCCGCCGACTTACTTTCCATGATGCAAAAAAACTTTAAGCAAAAACTTATAACTGCAACTGGTAAGAGCGAAGAAGAGATCAACGCTTTATTTGACGGCACGGATCATTGGTTCGATGCTGATAAAGCTATCGCCTTTGGACTTGCCTCCGGTAAGTTTACTCCTAAAGTACAAGATTTAGCTGTCTCAAACACTACTGAAGCTTCAAAGCTTGGCGCAAAAGCGGTTTTTGATCGCTTTAGCGCTTTAACTCAAAATATGTTTAATCAACCCCCTGTTAATAAAATGGATAAAAAAGCAATCATCGCCCGGTACAAACTTACGGATGTTACTGAGGCAAACACCGAAGAGGAAATCTACGCATCGATAGATGCTAAACTTGCCTCTGCCACTACAGCTGCCACAACGGCTGAGCAAAACGCCGCCAACACGGCTAAAACTGCTATTACTGCCGCCGTGGATCAGGCGATAGTAGAAGGAAAATTACCAAAAGAACAACGCGACAAATATATCGCCCGTGGCGAAAAACTTGGTCTCGCTGATCTGAATGCCATTCTTGCTGACATGCACCCTTATCAATCAATTCAATCAAAGATCACCGGTGGCGCCGGTGGTGCCAGCCCCGAAGATCGTAAAGGTTGGACATGGAACGATTATCAGGCAAAAGCCCCTGATGAATTGGAAAGTATGCCTAAAACCAATCCGGATTTATTCAAAGCTCTTTACAAAGCTGAATACAAAACCGAACCGGAACTGTAATTAACGATTTAACTAACATTTTTTAAAAAACCATGAAAACAAAATTCATTCTCTCTTTTCTGATTGCCATGCTGATGAGCGTGGCTGCCGGCGTTGGTATAGCCTCTGCCGCTTCCTTGCCGGTACTGCCGGTTACTTCTGTTCTCTTAGCATGTTCCTTTATTCCCTTTCCGCAAACTGGAATAACCATTGCCAGTGTCTACCAGGAGGTGTGGACTAAAGAGGTTATTAAATCCTTCACTTCTTTATTGAAAAATACGTTTTTGGAAGGAATTAAGGATTATTCAAGATACGTGAGTAATGTAGGTGATGAAGCGCAGGCGATACATTTAATTTACCTTGGCGTACGTCCTGACGTATTGATTAATAATACAACCTACCCGATACCCATTCAGGATTTACCACCTGAAGACGTTGTAATTGCCTTAGACAAATATCAGACAAAAGCTACTCCCATCACTGACGATGAGTTGTATGCGCTAACTTATGATAAGATAGCGACCACAAAAGAATCGCATGCTGAAGCTATTGCCATAAATCAAACCTTAAAAGCTATCCATGCCCTTGCCCCAGGCTCTAATACTGCTAAAATGCCGGTTATTCTAACAACTGGAGCTGATGATGGTACAGGAAGAAAAAGACTTACGTGGAAGGATATTTTAACATTTAAAACAGCTGTCGATAATAATGGCGATCCTGGCAATGGCCGTCGACTTGTCCTGTGCACTGATCATCTCAATGATCTTTTATTTGATAGCCCACAAGCCTTTAAAGATCAATATTACAATAGGGCTGATGGAGGTATCTATAATCAATTGAGTTTTGAATTTTATGACTACAACGGAAATCCGTATTTTTCGCCGGCAACAAAAGCAAAGCTTTCTTTTGGTGCTATTCCAGCAGCTACAGATCGCCGCGCTTCAGTGTACTTTAATATGGCTCGCGCAGCTAAGGCATCAGGTTGGACAAAGATGTACTTTTCTGCCGCTAATACCGATCCTTTATACCAGCGTAACCTAATCAATTTCAGAAACAACTTTATTGTACTTCCTACGTATGAGGAAGCTCGTGGAGCTATTGTATCTGATAATGTATAATTAACCCTGTTTGTTTAATTTAAAACTGTAAAAATGAAAAAGTTGATTCTATTTTTAATGCTCATTTCTGGAATGTTTTTATCTGCACAAACTGTTAATGTGTCATTTAATAAGACAGAAACGTTCCGAACTTTTAAGTATATTACCCCGGCAGACACAATTCATGGCACAGCCGAATTAGGTAAGGTATTCTTTGTAAATAAAGATTACAAATACACATACATGTGTCAGGCTTCGGCTACACGCGTATCAGATTCCGGACAGGTGAATTTCTACTTGTATGGTAGTATGGACAATGTTAAGTATTATACTATTACAGCAATCCCGTGGTATATGACAACTGCTGATACTGCGGTAATGTTTAATTCTAATACTACTTACGTAGCGTGGCGATATTTGAAAACATCAATAAAAGGTGTTGGTTCAACCACCCGAGCGAAGCTGGGTAACCTTTATTTAAATATCAATAGATAAAAAAGAAAAATTTAAATATAAAATTCCGGCCTGGGAAACCGGTGCCGGAATTTTTTTAAAAAACACTATTATGGCAAAGAAAAAAGATGACCCAGATCAGGTAACTGATCAAACTCAGACCCCGGAAGTTAATGAAGCTTCGGAAGCTACTACTCCATCTGCCGAAACCCCAGACTTTAAAATTATCTCAGTTAAAACAGAATTAGAAATAATGGATCGTCTGGGTATAGACACATTATACAAAAATTCTAAAGGTGAATATTTCACAGCTGAGGGCCTCGCTGTATATAGCGAAGGTGGTAAAAAGGAAAATGTTTCTGCTATACACAGGTCTAATTTAGAAACAATTATTAAATCATTAAGCGATGCCGATTAGAGGATTTGAATTGTCAAAAGGCGCCGTCAGCGGAAGCACAAGTGATTCTGAAGATAACATCTGCATGTTACTTGTAAATGCAGATGACACGGAAGATGGCTTAACATTTACAAACGGAAAGGTATACCCGCTCACAAAATTGAAAGATGCTGAGTCGCTTGGTATAACTGAGCTCAACGATAAGAATAAAAATGTCCGGCTATGGCGCCATATTTCGGAGTTCTATCGGGTGGCTGGCGAAGGCACAAAGCTTTATTTATTGGTTGCCGAAAACGACAAAACGCCCAAACAGATGATTGAAACCTATGGTCAGAAGTTGATCATCGCTGCTAAAGGTGCCGCTTACTATATGGGTGTGGCTTACAATCCTCTTGCTGCTTACGCTCCTACCTACGTGGATGGGCTTGAACAGAATATCCGTGAGGCTATCGCCCCTGCTCGGGCTCTGCATGAATGGAGTTGGAATACCGATCGCCCGATTAATATTTTTCTTGAGGGTCGTGGCTTTAATGCCGCTACCGGCGCAGCCGCTTTAGACCTTCGTAACATCATGGATGGAGCCGCCCTCTTAGCCGCTACACATGTTAGTTTGTGCATCGGGCAGGATTGGGATTATGCAGATACCCTCACTGGTGAATCTCAGAAATTTGCCGATGTGGGCACTATGTTGGGCACTAAAGCCGCTATTTCTGTTAACAGGAATATTGGTGAAGTGGAGAGTTTAGATATTAGCTCTGCCACAAAAAGCCGCTGGCTTACTGCCGGGCTATCTAATCACAAAACCATCGAGGAGATGGATTCTGAGCTGTCCGATTTGGATGCTAAGGGTTACGTCTTTGGAATGAGTTATACCGGCATTACCGGAATACGCTGGAATGGCGATCATGTCTGTGCTCCTATCATTGTGGATGACGATGGCTTTATTTCAGTTAGCTCCATCGGCCATGGCGCAACCCTTAACAAAGGTGCCCGTATGCTTCGTAAAAAGCTCTTACCAAAGCTAAAATCTACCGTGCCGGTTGACTCTACTACCGGCTTCTTGCCAACCGGTATTATTAAATATTTTGAAGGTTTGGGAGACCAGGCTTTTGATAATATGGCGTCTGCTACTGAGATCAGTGATGGGAAAACTATCGTTGACCCTAAATCGACACTTCTAACCGGAGATAAATCCCTTAACGTTGATTTTATTTTGATTCCCACATTTTCAATCTTGAAAATTAAAGGAACGATTAATCTTAAAACCAAACTGTAATGCCTGTAATAAATAGAAATGGAAAAGCTTACGACAGTGGGGACGTTGTTGTAACGATGTTTGGAAGAAATGACTATGAAATAACTGAAATCAGTTATAGCACAGAACAAGAGCATCAACCTAATCATTCACTTGGCAGTAATGATTCCACGTCTTATTCGATGGGTAAAAAAACCAATTCAGCAACTATTACCTTTCGACTTGCTTCTATGTCAATCATTGAAAAAGCCGCAGGTGGCAATATTCTTAGAATAAAACCATTTACGATAAATGTTACTATTCTTAACGAGGATAACGACATTATCAATGATACCATCGTCGCTAAGTTTCAAAGCCAGGGCCGCGACATCTCCGGCGATATGGATTTGAAAAAGCAATGTACCTTATTTGTACTGAGTATTAATTTTAACAACGCCTAAACCTATGAAAAAAGAAACAGTAGAATTACCGGCAGGCGTAACTGCTGAAATGGTCGCCGCCTGGAAGGAACGCTATGGCGAAACTAAAGTAAAACAGGCATTATTGCCACTCACGGAAAGCTGCGATGATTACCTTTCTGTTATTGTGCGTGCACCAGGCAGGAAAGAAGCCTCAGAGTTTGAAAAATGGATCGATAAGAACCCTGACAAGGCGAAGGAGATTCTTATCAACTCCTGCCTCTTGACAAACAAAGATGAAGTAAAGGCAAATGAATACTTATTCTTTGGTGCAGCAGACGCAATCATGAACCTATTACAAGTTCCGAAGGCGATACTAAAAAACTTATAGAAGGCTATCCATCTATTGATATAATTAATGATGAGGATAGCCTGACGAGACAGGATGCCAACTTCACACGCCGCGGGGACGCCTTAATCAGTTACTTTTTAAGCGTCCCCTTTCCTGAAGAGTTAGACGACGACACCTGGATGGAAAAGTATCGACAAATTGAATGGCTTGCTGAAACAGGATTATTAGGAATTAAAAAGAAAAATGCCTCAAGTTAACATAAATACAATTTTAGCACGCTATCAGAGCGGTTTTGGCTATGTGGCCGGTAATGTCGCTTCCGTGGTGGCAAACCGGCTATGGGCTAAGCTTGTTAATATGCCCTTGTATGCTGAGCGTCTTGATGGGGGTACATCTGATGAAAGCATTGATCTTTTTCCTGTCACTGACATCCATTTTGCAGAAGTGGAGTTTAAAAACTCAAAATCCGGCAATAAATACAACTTTGGAACTGATATTGTTAGCTACGGAATTGGTAAAAAATTTCTTGCTCCACCTTTAATGCTCTCGTTTAACAGAGATAAAAATGTTTGCATAACTCCGATTGATAAGTCTGAAATTGAAGTAATAGAAAATTTTGGACTAAAATCGTACAACATCAAGGTGCAGGGATTGGTAGTTGATATGGATAATCATCAGTATCCTGGTGATCTTTTACGAAAAATATCAGAAATGTTTGCTGAATGGGGTACGTATGAGGTAACGAGTACGATATTTAACGACATGGATATTTGTGAGATGTTTATAAAAGGCGGGCTTGATGTATCATTTGTTGAGGGTTATGCCGACACGGTTAAATTCTCATTTGATGCGATAAGTACCGCTGTTGCAGCTTTTAATAGAATTAAGGAGGGATAATGTTTTATTATGCTGAACCTTGTGCAAGAGTAAGAATCGGTAGTGATACCGATTTTCTTGAATTTAACTCTGTCAATAAGATTGTAATTGACGAGAGTGTAAAGGATTTGGGTAATAAGGCTACAATAACCCTTCCGCGCAACTATGGCAAGCTGGATGGTCAAAGTCTTCTTGATCTTCTCAAAACAGGGGATAGGGTAAAGATATGGTTAGGGTATGATGGACAACTGAACCAGGAATTTTCCGGCTACCTGCAGGAGATAGAAAGCGAAGCGCCGCTTGTGTTACATGTAGATGATGAGTTCTATCTCTTAAAGAGAAATACTCTTAATAAAACATGGAAATCCGGGGTTACGCTTAAGCAAATTTTACAGTATGTGGCACCCGGATATACCATTAACTGTCCAGATGTTTCGATTGGTAGTTATCAAATACCTGGCGTAAGCAGTTACCGTGTTTTACTCGCCATCTGTGAACAATATGGCTTTTATAGTTGGATAAGCGGAAAGACTTTTAATTGTTTCTGGTCATACAATATTTCCGGGAGTCTTACCGGTAATTTTTCTACGTATACTTTTTTTACTCCAACAGTCAAAAAGAGTAATCTAAAGTATCATCGCGCTGAGGATGTTAAATTGAGAGTTCGCGTAAGTTCAAGACAGCGTAATGGTAAAATCTTAAAATATGAGACTGGCCGGGAAGAAAAGGAATCAATGTTAAAGAGTGTGGTTCTGCCGGCAGGCATGTCGATGGATTTTATTAAAAAGGTCGCAGAGCAAAATTATAAACAAAGCTGTTTTGACGGCTTTTCCGGCTCAATTACCGGTTTTGGTATTCCAATAACCCGCGCAGGTGATACTTTAAGGTTGGTGAATTCGGAAGAAAAAGACAAGGAGGGTAATTATCTGATTGAATCTGTAAAAATCACCTACGATGTTAATTCGCCACTTTTTGATCGTGAGAACTTTTTAAGCTTTAAAGTATGAGTGAAGAATCAGTGGCCGCATTAGCGCAAAAGGCGATAGAAAAGGTAAAAAAAAGCAAAAATCTTCCTGTTATAAGTGAAGGTGTTGTTACTTCCGTTGACCGCGACGCCCGAACCTGTGAAGTTGAGCGAGAGGATGCTCCGCAGCTTTATGATGTACGACTGAATGCTTTCTTAGAATCAGGAAATGATGTAATAACAGTATATCCCCAAAAAGGGAGTAAGGTGTTGTGTGCTATTATAGAGGGTGATCAAGCAGATGCTTATGTTTTAGATTGTACCGACATTGAAGAAATTAGCGGGCAGATAGGTGATGTAAAAGTAAAGATGACCGCTGGCGGAATTGTCTTTAATGATGGCAAACTTGGTGGGATGGTAAAGGGTAATGAACTTAAAAAACAACTTGACAAACTTACGAAGCGTGTTGATGGTATTATTCAAGCTATCGAAAATGGTATAGCTGTTCCTCAAGATGGCGGTACCTCTTTACAAAAAACCATTGTAATCGGATTAAAATTATTAACCGATAAGGAAGATTTTGGACAATTAGAAAATGATAAAGTAAAACACTGATGGCTACAGAACTTAGAACTGATATAATGCTCGATGATGACGGCGATTTAGCTGTTTCGGCTGATGGTGATTTTGTAGTCGGGAATAGTGATGAGCAGAATATAGAACTTCTTTTGGTTGCTACTCCAGGACAATTTAAGCAATACCCCAGTTTAGGGATAGGATTACAATATGAGCTAAAAAAACAGGATAACAATGCCGCTTCAATTAAGCGACGGGCGCAGGTTAACCTGACGGCTGACGGGTATAAACTTAAAGATATATCACTTGACAAGACAGGTAATTTTAATATTGACTTTGATATAAACTATTAACAATGAAAGAAAACCTTTTATCAATAATGTGCGGCTGGATAGTATCTATTTTCGGTATGATCACCGGAATGATATGCTTTAATACGCTGCTTGAGGTTGTTATTTACGGTGCCGCCGGTGGTGCCGCCGGGTATATGGGTAAAATCATCATTTCTTCCATTCACAGAAAAATTAAAAAATTATGCTCAAAATAAGCGACCATATCACTTACGCTGAGGCTACGAAAAGCCAAGTTGCTGTAAGGTATAATCTTAAAAATGTTCCTAATCAGGAGCAACTCGAAAATATGACACTGACGGCTGAAAAGATATTTGAGCCGGTAAGGGAGTTTTTTAACTACCCAATTGCTGTTACTTCTTTTTTTCGCGCACCAGCTGTAAATGCCGCCGCCGGTGGCGCAAGAAACTCGCAGCATAGTACTGGCCAGGCTATGGATATTGACGCTGACGTGTTGGGAAAAATAACTAATAAACAAGTGTTTGATTATATACGTGAAAACCTCGAATTCGATCAGCTTATTTGGGAATTCGGAGATGAAAATCAGCCAGACTGGGTGCACGTCAGTTACAACAAAGTTGTTAATCGTCGGCAAATTCTACGCTCACTGAAACAGAATTATAAAACTATTTATACATCATTTAAATGAAAGAATTTTTAAAGAAATTGGTAAGCATTTCGGACGAGGTTAGTCATAAACGAGTGATCTCTATTGCTTCATTTGTCGTCTTATCCGGTATGGTGGTTGCTAAGTTTTTTAACTTAACTCTCGACCTAAATCTGATATACGTATTCGCCTCGCTGGCTGGCGGTGAAAGCGTATTGACAGTAATTGACAATTTAAAAGGAAGATTATGAAAACATTAAAAATATTAGCATTCACAATATTAATAATCTTCATTGTGAGCTGCTCGGTAGGTAAACATGTAAATAAATCATCGTACACTGAGCTGAAGCAGACGGTAACTGATTCTTTAGCTACTCACAGCTCTCAACAATCAGAAAAAACGCAACAATCAGACAGCTCGGTAATCACAACTACTGAGCATATTGAGACAGCCTATCAAGTTCCCGACAGCGGGAAAACGATACTGGTGTCTCAAAAAATAGATCGAAAAATTGTTGAAAAAAAGGCTGTTAAAATACTTACTGATAAAGCGGCAGTTGAAAAAAGTAATACTAATCTGAGTAAAAAGGAGGTAGACAATCTGAGTAAAAAGGAAGTTACGAAAGAGATTGCAAAAACCGGAATACCGTGGTGGGTGTATCTTACAATTATCCTTTTTGCCGCTGTCTTAGTCTTTATTTATAAGGATTCGCTATTAAAAATAATCAGAAAAATAGGGTTTTTATTTTTAAAATGATTGTAAAAACAATATATATCGCCCCTGGTCAAACCTTATTCGACATCGCCGTGCAGGAATACGGCAGTGTGGAGGGGGTGTTCTTAGTCATGCTCGCTAATACTGACAAAATCCAGAGCATTACCGATGACCTGGTTCCGGGACAATCGCTAACCATCTGGCCGCTGAAGATCGTACAAGACGTCGTAGCTCAAGAGGAATCTTTGTCCAGCTACTTGCCTGTTTTAATGCAGTGGGCTGCCGCGATCGGTAGCCAGGCTGGCAGTGGAACCGGCAGCGGTAGCAATCTGAACGACGCGGATTATGTCCACGTTCGTGGGGATGAAATCATCGCAGGCATTAAAACCTACCTGCAGGAATTAAAAGTAAGCCAGCTTGAGGAGGCTGGCACAGAAGGAATCGACATTGAGGGGTTTAAGTTCGATGATGATATTCTCGACCTTGGAGTCTTCTAATTTTAAAATATAAACCAAAAACAACAAACCAAAAAACTTTGAAATATGGCAACGATTAAAATTAAACGCGGCCTTGCCGCAAACCTCCCATCAACGGGACTGAATCCTGGAGAGTTTTTGTTCGCTACGGATACCGGCGATTTATACATCTGTCAAACCGCGACAGTAAAAATCCTCTTAGGTAAATACAGCGACCTGAGTAATTACCTACTGAAAAGCGACAATCTTGCGGGGTTAAGCGATAAAGCGGCTGCACGGACAAACCTTTCAGTTTACAGCAAGGTTGAAGTTGACCAGTTGATCGCCGGACTGCGATGGAAAGACCCGGTAAAAGCTGTAGCAACTGCAAACATCACCCTTTCGGCAGCGCAGACAGTAGATGGTGTCGCTTTAGTTGTCGGAGATCGCGTATTGGTAGTTGGACAAACAGACGCCAAAACAAATGGTATCTACGTCGTAGCTGCCGGCGCCTGGGCTCGTTCCGCGGATGCCGACAGTGCAGCTGAACTCCTGAACGCAGCTTGTTTTGTATCGGGTGGCACCGCTAAAGGCGATACCGCCTGGGTGTGTACTACTGATAGCATCGCGCTTGGAACATCTAACTTAACATTTGTTCAATTTGCTGGTACCAGTACTTATATTGCCGGATTCGGAATTGATGTAAATGGCAATCAATTCGATCTTAACCTGGAGGATTTGACGGCAGGTACCAGCTTTGACACTGGAGATTCTTTAGTTTTTATCGATTCGTCTGCGACAGGCACGGCTCGTATGAAGTTAATTACAAAAGCTAACTTCCTTTCCACGGTAGGTATAGTGTCAGATACATATAAAGTTAAAGCGTTTGGCACAGACGTGGAAGGTTGGCTTGCTGATAAAATTATAGTTAATACCGCTAAAACGGGGTTGACTATAAGCGGGTCAGCATCTCAGATATTAATCGGACTTGACTTATCTTTACTTAGCACGGTTACAACTTTTGATCCTGTGAACGACTTTTTAATCGCATCTTCCGCCGCAGGTGCGAACGAAAAGATTAGTATAAACAATGCGCTATTAGCAGCCACGGTAGACGGAGGAACCTTTTAATTTCTGAAATATGACTTTAGTAAAAAACCGGCATAGCAACGTTTCTGCCAAAATCCCCACTGTAGCCCAGCTACAGGAGGGGGAGTTGGCTGTTAATACCTATGACGGTGTAATTTATACTAAAAAGAAGGTTGGAACAACGGAGACGATAGTAAAGTTTCCGAATATGGAAAACTTTGAGGGTTTACGAATTTATTTAGAAAGTATTTTCCAATCGGCCATCGTATTACGGCAGGGTGTAAGTGATAGCTCTGGATTAGTAACGTGTGATTGTCAAGAACGTCAGTTTCCACAATTTTTCATCTCAGTTGGGGCTCTTTCTACGCTTCAGATAAATAATCTAACCTGGGATTATGGCACGTATGGTTTGTTATTTATAAAAGCTACGGCGGTGGCTAATAAATTGAGAGTCCCCACTGATTACCCAGGG